TGCTTTATCAAAGCTGAAGCCTATGCAGGTATCAAGGATCCCCGTATCATCACAACTTTTGATGATAAGGTTAAACTTGGTATGGGACATTTTACCCTATCACTCTCAGAACACTGTAAACGTTTTTCATGGTACGGTCCAGGAAAGACCCCTATCCAGTTAGCTTCTAGAGTTGCTGAAGTATGTTCTTGTGCTAGTTTCGTAAATCTTTCGGATTATCATCGAATGGATGGCACTATTACTGAGACGTTACGTAGGGTGGACCGGGCAATCTTCATGTTAGCCTTTGAGAATTACCGCACCGAACTGAATGAGTTATTAAAACTTGGATATAACAACACAGCATACTTACCATATGGAACCAAGTTTGAACAAGGAACTAGTCAAGGATCTGGAAATCCTGACACTAGCGTCGCGCAAACCCTGCGAGCAGCTTTCACCTCATACCTCGCCTACCGCAACGTTGTCTCCCCTGAGGGCCGCAAATACAGCCCACAGGAAGCTTTCAGAGCATTGGGACTACATAACGGTGACGATGGCATTGATGCTGACCTGCCTCAACGAAACTTTGAATGGGCCGCCCGAAAAGTTGGACTTAAGTTGGAGGCCTCTATATTGGAAAGAGGATCTCGAGGAGTCAATTTCTTGGCACGCATCTATTCACCGCAAGTTTGGTCAGGATGCACTGATAGTATGTGCAACCTCAAAAGACAACTCTCCAAATTCCATACTACGGTCCGTTTACCTGATAGCGTACCGCCTGAAGCGAAGTTGGTTGAAAAGTCCAGGGCGTACTTGGCAACAGATCGTAATACCCCAATCATCGGTCAGTTGTGCAAACACGTCTTGCGACTTTCAGAGCAGTTGTCTATGTTGCACCTTAAGAGGACCCTCCCATTACCTGGAGTCGCTCACTGGTGGAGCAAGTTCGAAGACTCCGTCCAATTCCCAAACGAAAACGTTGACGGATGGATGGACGTCGAACTTGATTATTTGCTCCCGGAATTTGACCGATCTGTATTCAATACATGGTTGGTTACCACCCGGACGCTCCCGCAAGTTATTAAAGCTCCACTCTGTATTGAACCCACCTTCGTCAAACCAGGAATCACTGATGTCATTGTTGACAACCAGACGATCCTTGCATGTCAGGATGTTAAGGAGGAAGTACCTGCAAAACAAGTACAAACAAAAGCTAAACGCACAAGGAACCGACCCCGCAAGCACGCGGTTAAAGTATCCAATAGTCAAACAGACAACAAATGGAAAGAACTAATTTCCTTGTTTGATTGATTAGGACAGATATGTCCACTGAATATACC